GCCTCAATGCTCCAATTGCCTTTGCGGCTCAACAAAGACTTGTAACAGCTGATGATTATAAAGCATTAATATTAAAAAATTATTCTGTTATATCAGACGCGGCCGCCTGGGGCGGTCAAGATAATGTTCCAGTTGATTTTGGTAAAGTATATATTTCACTTAAGTATACTGGTGAAACAGAAGAAAATCTCAATTTCGAAGATACTAAGACTGAAACAGAAGTATCAATTACCACAAACTTAGTAAACAAACTTGGTGTTATGTCAATCACTCCTGAATATGTTGAACCAATTACTACATTTATTGAAACTTCAACAACTTTCCGATATGATCCAGATGCGACAGGTATTACTAAAAATACGCTTTCATCAAATATACAAACAGTCATCGATAGTTATTTTACAGATAACTTGAAAAAGTTTAATAAAATATTTAGAAAATCAAATCTTCTTACTTTGATTGATGATATTGACCCGGGCATTTTAAACTCAAAGATGGGTATTAAAATGAATCAAAGAGTGACACCAACTCTTGGTACAAATCAATCTCATACTGTCACTTTCCCGGTTGCTCTTCCTTCACCGGATGATGTAAATTATATCATTACTTCATCATCGTTTACGGTTGATTCTGTATTATGCAGTATTCGAAATCTATTAGGTAGTACTAAATTGCAATTAGTCAGTCAAGCAGGCGAAGTAGTAATTGATAATCTTGGCTCTTATTCGACAAATGGTACGGTATCAATCGAAGGACTAACAGTTGATTCAATGTCAGGTACAACCTTTAAATTAAGAGCGGTACCTGCAAACGAAAGTACAATTACACCTTTAAGAAATTATATTATTGATAACGATACTAATGATTCATTCGTAACAGGTGTTACTGAGATATAATACATGAAACAACGTACAAATACATTTTTTAATCGTAAGGCAATCGACTTTAGAACAAGTCGCGTTAATGATGTTTTGCCGGATTATTTTAAAGAAGATTATCCAAATCTTATTAAGTTTCTCGATTACTATTATGACTTTATGGATTCAGATGGAACTCATGCTTTCAATAGTGAAATTTATGAATTATTCCGTTCAAAAGATATTGAAGCAACTTCACTTACTTTGCTTGATAATATATTTAAAGAAATTGGTCTCGGTACAAGTCAAAACTATTTCTCAAATCCAAGACAAGTTGCAGCATTCTTAGCAAAATTTTATCGTATTAAAGGTTCACTTTATTCGGCTGAAGGTTTCTTCCGAGCATTCTTCGATGAACAGCCAACTATTTCTTATCCAAAAGAAAATATATTTATTGTAAGTGAATCAAAAATTGGTACAGAATCACAACGATTTATTATCAATAATGACATATACCAAATCTTTTCAATTCTTATCAAATCATCAAGGCCGGTATCACAATGGAAAGATTTATATAAAAGATTTGCGCATCCGGCTGGATGGTATTTCGCTGGACAAGTACAAATCGAAGGTATTGGTGACCTTATTGATTCAGCTGGCATGCCGCTATCAGTGCCTGATGAAGGTGCAAATTTATTCTCAGTAGGTAATTCAGCTTCGTTTACTCCATCACCGTTTACTTCGATTTCAGCAATCTATCCGGATGGAGCTGATGCTGATAGTGATGATGAACGTATCGACTTGAATGCAACTATTGACATATACGATTCAGCAACGATCGCAACATTAGATGGAATGTATGACAATATTGAAGATGTAATTGATCTTACTTCCCCAACTATGGATGAAGATTCTGATGGATCAGTGAAACCAATTAAACTATCAAACGTATTTGAACGTATGGATAAAGATAATTTTGATAATTAACTCGAATAATTATTATAAATAGATGTAATAAAAGGATTACAAATGGCAAGGCAAAATATAGGAATTGGTTCTTCAGCAAATGACGGGACTGGAGATACGCTTCGAGAAGCAGGAACAAAGTTGAATGCAAACTTTACCGAGCTTTATGAAACTCTTGGCGGTCCTATTGGTGTAAGTACAATTACAGCAGATGGTGCAGTTTCAACTACTGCCGGATATATTATATGTAATAAAGGAAGTGCACTTGCCCTCACTCTTGCCGATGGAGTAGTCGTCGGCGAAACAAAAGTATTCACGAATAAAGGTGCTGGTGCCGCAACGGTTACCCCAGCAAACTTTGCTCAAGGCACATCATTTGCTCTTGCTCAATATGACGGTTGTACTGTTATTTGGGATGGATCAAATTGGTATTTAATTGGTAACCAAGGTGAAATTACGGTAGCTTAATAGGAATAAACAATGACCGCAACATTAACAGACGCACTGAAAAAACAAATATTAGTAGACATACTTGACAACGTCAATGATTCTGCTGGAGCTGGTAATTATTATATCGGTATCGGTAAATCCGAAGATTGGAATGCTACTGATACAGCACCAACTGTTTTAAATAGCTTGAGAGAGCAACGTAATTTTAGACTTGGGTTACAATCAGTCAAATCTGCAGAAGATGTTTCTTTCGTAGTTCCTCGTAATAACTGGGTATCAGGTACAACTTATTCAGCTTATGATGATAATCAAGTCGATTATCCTACAAATGCTTATTATGTTCTCACTGATGATGATCGAGTCTATATTTGTTTACAGCAAGGTCGTAATGCTGCTGGTGAGTCAGTTGCTTCAACCGTTAAGCCAAATGATACAGGTTCAGCTTCTTTTAAAACAGCTGATGGTTATATTTGGAAATTCCTTTATACTCTTTCTGCAACTGCAAAAACTAAATTTTTATCAAGTAACTTTGTTCCCGTTAAGCTTCAAGGTCTTACTGATTCATACTCAGTTGCTTCAGAAATAGAACAAGAATTACTTCAAGATTCTGCCATTGTAGGTCAAATTGCAAATATCTCAATCACTGATGGCGGTACGGGCTATACATCTGCTCCTACAATTGCAATTGTCGGTAATGGCGATTCAGCTGCTGCAACAGCAATTGTATCTGGTGGTTCAATTGTAGATATCAAACTTGATTCAAACGGTATTGGAAAGATCAATCATGGTTATGGATATGATTATGCAAACGTAACAATTACTGGCGGATCAGGTTCTGGTGGTGAAGCACGTGCAAATCTATCAACAAAGCTTGGTTTTGCCGGAGATGCAAGAGACGATTTGAAATCATCAAGTCTTATGTTTAATACAAAACCAGCTGGTACTGAATCAGGTAAATTCTTAATAGGCCAAGATTTCAGACAAGTTGCTCTCATTAAAAATCCAAAAGTACCAAGTACAGACTCAGATTATACGCAAGCATCTGGTCTTGGATTATTAAAAATGACTTTCTCTGCAGTCACTCAAGCATTTACTGCTGATCGAACAATATCAGGTGGAACATCAGGTGCAAAAGCATATGTTGATACATTTGATTCAGACTTTTTATATTATCATCAAACAGAAGAAACAGGATTTACTCCATTCACTAATGGTGAAGCAATATCTGAAGATGATGGTTCTGGTGCAGGTACTGCTGATTCGGCCGCAGCTACTCTTGATATAAATAGATTAACAGGTGATATTTTGTATATCGAAAATAGAGCAGCAATCGATAGATCAGCTGAACAAACTGAAGATATTAAAGTAATCGTACAAATTTAATTGGTAAAATAATATGACAACTACATATACTGAAACATTATTCGCTAACACTTATAAAGACGATTATGCGGATTCGGATAATTATCATCGTATTTTATTTAACTCAGGTAGAGCTCTTCAAGCCCGTGAGTTAACTCAAATGCAAACGATTATCCAATCTGAAATTGAAAGATTCGGTAATAACATTTTTAAAGATGGTGCTGCAGTTAATCCAGGCGGACCTTCGATTAATGCAAATTATGAATTCATTAAACTAGATACATCAGTGAATGGATTACCTGCTTCAAGCATTGTCGGTAATGAATTTACTGGATCTGGAACAGCGATCAAAGCAAAAGTATTAGAAGTAGTTGAAGCGGAAGGTTCTGATCCTGCTACGCTTTATGTTCAATATACAGATACATCTGCCGGAACATCAGGTTCTGCTCCAATTCGCATGGCTGCCGGTGATGATATTAGTGATGGAACAAATACATTAACCGTACAAACAACTAATACTCTTGCAAATCCAGCAGTCGGACAAGGCGTTCGATTAAGCGCTGGTGCAGGTGACTTTTATGTACAAGGACATTTTGTATTCTTTGATGGTGGCTCAAAAATTATATCGAAATATAGTCCTACATATACAGGAACTATTGGTTTTAAAATTACTCAAGATGTTGTCAATGCAGGTGATAATGCTGCTCTTTATGACAATCAAGGCGCAACGCCAAATCTTTCAGCTCCAGGTGCTGATCGCTATCGTATTCAGCTTACGTTAATAGACGAAGATGATGCTGCTGCTAGTGATAACTTCGTATTTTTTACAAAAATTAATAATTCACAAATTGTTGATCAAGCAAAAGGTACAGATAATTATAATCAAATTAGTGATTTACTTGCTCTTCGTACAAAAGAAGAATCTGGTAATTATATAGTCAATCAATTCTCATTGAAATATGATGAAGACTCTGCAAGTGGTGATAATACAATTCTTAAAGCAGACGTAAGTGATGGTATTGCTTATGTTGACGGTTATAGATCTGTAATACCGGCCCCAGTTACAATTGATGTCAATCGAGCTCAAACAACAGAAACAGAAAATAATGAAGTTGTTGGAGCAAACTATGGTAATTATCTCATCGTAGAAGGTGCTGATCCTCAAGGCCTTCCAGATATTTCCACATTTGAGAAATGGAATTTACAAGATACTGCTTCATATGGTGGAGCCGCAATTGGTACAGCGCGTATTCGCTCAATTGATAATTATGGTACAGATTACAAATATCATTTATTTGATATTCAAATGAACGCCGGTGAGTCATTCCGTAATGTAAAAAGTATTGGTGCTGATTCTGATAACTTTGCAAATCCAATTTTAGAATCAGGCAAGGCTGTACTCAAAGAAACAAATAAAAATAATCTACTCTTTAGTTTACCCGCAAATAGACCTTCATCACTTGCTGATATTTCACTCGAAGTTCAAGAATATCGTACTGCGACAACTGACGGATCTGGTAATGCTACAATTACTCTTTCTGCAACCGGCGAAACATTTGCAAATACCGGTGATTGGTTAGTCTCAGTTGATTCTTCTGGTGAGTTTATTACTCCAGGTATTTCTGGTTCAGGAACTCAATCATCGACAATTAGTGGAGCACCTCATAACTCGGCTATTCAATTATTAACAAAAGTAAATAAAGCTTCTGGCGCAGTGAGATCAAAAACTCTTACTGAAACAACATTTACTGGTACTGTTGATTCTGACGGATCTGGTCTTGAAATTATGAGTCTTGAAAAGGCTGACATATATGAAGTAACAAGAATTACGGATACTGATTCAGATGGAGCTGATTTAAGTTCTCTCTTTACGATTGATAATGGTCAAAGAGATAACTTCTATGCTCCAGGTAAATTAGTCGTCAAAGGTAACCAAACACCTCCAACAGGAAATGTATTTGTAAGATTCAAATACTTTACT